AATGCGGTACTTCAAAAGATAAGAAAAATCCTGATAGGTGTCTTCCTATGGCGAAAGCAAGAAGTCTCTCCCAAAAAGAGAGGGCGTCCACCGCAAGAAAAAAGAAAAAAGAAGGCTCCAAAGGCAAAACGGTCGTTAAAAATACCAAAGCTGCCGAAGTAAAATTTGCTAGTTTAGGTGGTGAAATGGTTGCAAAAAGGCCCTATAATGGTAAGAAAAAGAAAGAGGGCGTGGTAGCTAGAGGTTGTGGGGCTGTAATGAGCAATCGACGCAAATTTACGAAAGGTTCTGTGAGTGCAACATAATGTATATTTAGACGAAATTAGAGCATGGTCTAAACACGCTTTAGAAAAACCTTTAGAGTATTTTAACAATTTACCTCCATGCCCTTATGCAGAAAAAGCTTGGGAGGATAAACGAGTAGATTGTGTTATTAAAGACACGGATAACAAGCAAGTTTTGTATACCACGGTATCTCAATTTCCAAATAATTTAGATATTGTTTTGATTGTAGACAAAAAATACGAAAAATCAGCAAAAGACTTCCATGATTATTTAGATGCTATGAATGTGGCTATATCCAGAGGTATGTTTATTGATAAAGATATTTGGGTTATGGGGTTTCATCCAGATGATGAGGCTAGTGACTATGTAGATGATGCTAATTTTTGTCATTTAACAGAGGAAAGTTATGCCATTATTTTTGTTCAAAGATTAACAAAATTGCATGAATCAGCAGACAAATTGAAAAAAAGAGGTTATTATAATATTTATAGCAAAGAATATAATGCAGATGCTATATTTAAACTGAGAGAAACTTTATATAGGAGACTTAAAGATGGTAATGAAACCTAAGAAAAAAAAGGCGGTTAAGGTTAAGAAAATGCGTGGCGGTGGCATGGCTACAAAAAAGATGCGCGGTGGCGGCATGGTTAAAAAGATGCGCGGTGGCGGCATGGTTAAAAAAGCAAGATAAAGGAATATACAATGACGGGATCAAGAGTAAACATAGGGAACGCCGGTTTTAAGAAAAAGAAATCAAAAGGTGGTGCTATCAAGATGAAGTCAAAAGGTGGTGCTATCAAAAAAAATAAAATGAAGATGATGTCTAAAGGTGGCACTGTGAAAAAGAACATACCTAAAATGATGTCTAAAGGTGGCACTGTGAAAAAAAATATGCCTAAAATGATGTCTAAGGGAGGTAAAGTTAAAAAGAGATAATTAATGGCTTATTTACAAAGTAATATTCCACACTTTAAGTGTTGGGTTCGTAGAGAATATACACATAACCATGAGAAATATCATGGTGAGTTTTTACATGCCATGGCGGTAGCCGTTACCACAATGCCTTGTAGATCACTTAGCTTTCAAGTAATTTTTACGGGCTTAGAAGAAGGTTCAGAGGAAAATGTGCACGGTGGAGCTATGTGGGCAAGAATGCCTATTACGGCTTTAGTTGGAGATTTTGATTTCGAGGGTTGGCCCGAACCAATGCCAACTTATCTTGCTCAACCTTGGGATTGCTCTTCTCATCATCATGCTATTTATCAAATAAACAGAGCTCAACCTTGCCCTTGGATTGCAAAAATTGGTAGTGATTTTTTTCCTGCAAAATATTTATTTACAGTGGATTATGCTGAAAGTGAAATCGCTGATGATCCCGCTCAACATAAACAAAGTCATGTTTTGCAATTACTTGAAGCAAACGAGTATACAGGAAATATTGTTGCACTTCCGAATAATAGAGTTAGAGTTACACATCCCGCATGGTGGGTAACAGGTGAGGGTCCTCCTGATTTTAAACCCTCTCATCATATTCATTATTCAAAATCAGATTTAGATTACACACTAGACGTGAATCAAATTTTTGATAATATGTATGCCGAACCTGTCGAAGAGGAAAAATAATGGCGGTGTCTAATAGTAAAAATTTTGAGCTTAATGTAGTCGAATACATTGAAGAAGCTTTTGAGCGATGTGGCCTTGAGGTTAGAACTGGTTATGATTTAAAAACGGCAAAGCGTTCTCTAAATTTAATGCTCGCTGAATGGGCAAACAGAGGACTCAATCAATGGACTATTAAACAAAGAACGGTTTCGCTAGTAAAATCTGATGGCGAATATGATTTAGGAACCGATGTTATCGATGTTTTATCTGTTGTTGTACGTAGAGATAACACGGACTTTTCACTTGAAAGAATAAGTAGAGATACGTTTTTAGCCATTCCAAATAAAACAACTGAGGGTCGTGCTAGTCAGTTTTTTTTAGATAGACAAATAACCCCAAATTTAAAAATCTGGCCCATACCTGAAAATAATACCGACGTAATACATTTTGATGCTTTAACTAGAATTGATGATGCTGATACTCAGATAAATACTATGGACGTTCCATTTAGATTTTTTCCGTGTTTGGCGGCAGGACTTGCTTATTATATTTCTATGAAACGTGCGCCAGATCGAATACAGCTTTTAAAAGCAGCTTATGAAGAGGAGTTTCAAAGAGCAATGACGGAAGATAGGGACAGAGCGTCATTCAATGTTGTTCCACAATTTGAATATTTTAGGACTACTTAATGAGTAAATATGCAAGTGGAAAAAGATCATACGGTATTTCGGACAGATCTGGTTTCCGTTATCGTTATAGAGATTTGCGTAGAGAGTGGAATGGTGCAATGGTCGGTCCCGATGAATTTGAACCAAAGCATCCTCAACTTTTTCCAAGAAGAAAAATTTTTGACGCACAAGCTTTACGCGATGCAAGACCTCCAGTCAATTTAGAAGCTGAAAGAAATGTTACGTATGGATATAATCCTGTTGGTAGTCCGACACAACCTTATTTCCCAACAAGTAAAACTGAAGCACTAGGTCAGGTAGGTTCTGTTCAAATACTTGTAAATGGAGAAAATGATGGTATAGTTACAGGAGTTCAAGCAACTACTTCTGTTGGTTCAGTAACTGTTTCGTCTGCTACATCTTTTGATAGCACTTCGATTACATTAGACGCAACCACAAATACTTTTGATGAGGGATAAAAAATGGCAAAACAAACAGTAGGGATAGGTAGTAGTGCCAATGATGGAACAGGGGATACCCTGAGAGTAGGTGCTGATAAAATTAATGATAATTTTAATGAAATTTATGCAGCATTAGGTAATAGTTCTAATGTTTTAACTGATATAATAGATAGTGCAGGTCTTTTTGACGTTAGTTCTGGTGCTAATAAAATTGTTTTTTATTATGCTAATTTAAGTGATTTACCAAGTGCAAGCACCTATCACGGGGCTATAGGGCATGTTCATGCGACAGGGGGGTTATACTTCGCACATGGAGGAAATTGGATTAGACTTAATGATGAAACAACTGGTCCTGTTACAACTTATGTAGCAGGTACTAATGGATCCTCTGCTTTTACTTTTACTGGTCCGGGAGCTACATCTGGCAATAATCCAAACTTTACTTTTTACAAAGGACACACTTACCTTATAGATAATACTGCAAATGTAAGTAGCCATCCTTTACAAATTAGAACATCTGATGGAGGTTCCGCTTTTACAACAGGTGTTACAGAAAATTATAATTCAACTACAGGTCTTACTCAATTTATTGTCCCACATGAACCAAGTGATACTTCTTTGGTCTATCAATGTACAAACCACTCTAGTATGGTAGGAAATATAACAATAGTGTGATATTATGAGCTTTACTTTTGCACAACTAAAAACAGCTATTCAGGATTACACAGAAAATAACGAAACAACTTTTGTGAATAATCTTCCTGTATTTATTCGATTAGCAGAAGAAAGAATACTAAAAAATGTACAACTAAGTTTGTTTAGAAAAAATGCTGTAGCCACCATAACTCAGGGTAGTCAATACTTTGCTTGTCCTTCTGATTTTTTAGCCCCTTTTTCTTTAAGTTTTAGATCATCTGATGAAATTAAAGTTTTTGTTGATTTTAAGGATCCAAGTTTTTTACAAACATTTACTCCAAATGAAAGCACACAAGGAGTTCCAAAATACTACAGCGTTTTTGATATTGAAAATTTTTTAATAGCTCCTGCACCAAATGCTTCTTACACAGGAGAATTACATTATTACTACAGACCACAAAGTTTAACAGCAGGATC